CCCGACTTCGCCGGCACCGGCAAGGCGTATCTAACCGGCCTGGCTGTTACCGATTCACCGGCCAGCCTCGGCACTCAGGAACTCTACTTCTCTCGCACGACCGGCAAGCCTGTGCATTACGCCGCTGCCGTGCCTCTGGGCGCGTTGCAAGAAGACGAGCCAGAGGGGGAAGTCGGGAAGCTGATGAGCATGTTTACCAGCCTCTTCAAGCGTCTGGGCATTGAAGAAAAGCCCGGCGAAACCAACCCGAAAACCCTCACAGAGAACCCCCAAATGGATGAAACCACCGGCACAGCGCTCAAAGCGCTGCGCGATCAAATCCTGATCATCGTCGCAGGTCTGGACACCGTGATCGAAGCCGCAGCTGCTTCAGCTCCCGAGCCTGACGCCGCCTTGGTCGACGATGTGCAGACGGCCGTCGACGAAGTCGTCTCCACCGCAGAAGCCGAGTTCAAGCGCAAGTCGCAAGCCCAGGGTAACCAGGCGCTGGCTGCTAATTTCGCCGCTCTGCAGAAGGAGTTCAACACCCTGAAGGACTCCACCACCACCAGTCGCAACCTGTCGAAAACGACCGGTGCTGCCGACCTCAAAAAAGCGCGGGTGCTCTGAACATGGCTCAGTCTCTTAGCGCTTACGGCGCGAAAATGTACGCGCAGCTACAGATGGCCATCGCTGAAAGCTATGGCGTGGATCTGTCGCGCAAGATGTTCAGCGTTGAACCCACCATTGCACAGGAACTTAACGAGGCGATCACCGCCAAGTCAGACTTCCTGCAGCGCATCAACATCGTGCCGGTCACCGAGATCAAGGGCCAGAAGGTGTTCTTGGGCGTTTCCGGGCCGGTAACTGGTCGCACCAACACCACGACCAAGGATCGAGTCGCTAAGGACGCATCGGCGCTGGACTCCACGATGTACGAGCTTTCGTCCACAGAGTCGGACGTCGGCCTGCCGTACGCAAAAATCGACGCCTGGGCGAAATTCCCGGACTTCCACCAGCGCTATTCGGCCGCTGTTCAGAAGCAAATCGCTCTGGACCGCATCATGGTTGGTTTCCACGGCACGCACGCTGCCCCGGATACCGATATCACCGAATTCCCGATGCTGCAGGACGTGAACAAGGGCTGGCTGCAGATCGCTCGTGAGCAGATTCCGCAGCAGGTTCTGAAGGAAGGCAAGGTCGCTGGCAAAGTGACCCTGGGCGTTGGTGGTGACTATGCGAACCTTGACGCTCTGGTGCATGACACCAAGCAAATGGTGGACGAGCGCCTGCGTGATGGCGGCGACCTGGTCGCAATCATCGGCTCTGACCTGTTGGCAGCCGATAAGGCCAAGCTGTACGCCAAGCAAGGCGACGTACCGACCGAAAAAGAGCGCATTGAAGAAGCCCAGGTCATTGCCACCTATGGCGGGCTGCCAAGCTTCAGCGTGCCGTTCTTCCCTGTAAACGGCATCGTGGTCACCAGTTTCGACAACCTGTCGATCTATTTCCAAGACTCCAGCTGGCGCAAACAAACGGTCGACAACCCGAAACGCTCTCGCGTGGAAGATTTCAACAGCCGCAACGAAGGCTACGTGATCGAGCAGCTCGAGAAGTTCGCGATGACCGAAAACGTTGAAGTGGTGACCGCGTGAGCCTGGCACTGGCGCACAAGCGCCGCTTACTCGCTCTAGGGCCAGCGGCCGCCGTCGCCGGTGCCGTAGCGACCGTCTATTCAGCGGAAACCGCTCTCAACAGCCCAGCCAACGCCAAAAAGCACCTGCAGCTGATGGTTGATGCCCTGAACGTTGATCTGGACCGCATCAGCGCGATCGACAGCCGTGACCTACGTCAGCAGCTCAAGCGTGAAGAGCTGCTGCCCAAGTACCTGGAATATGTGCAGCGTTACCTTGATTCGAAATTGATTTTTCCGAACCCGGTAATGATGCAGGTCCTGGTCTGGCTGTTCGACACCCAGCAGTTCACCCAGGGCTTGCAGCTCGCCCAGGTGGCCATGGTGCAGGAGCAGGAACTCCCTGAGCGCTTCAGGCGCAACGTGCAGACCTTCGTCGGTGACGAGGTGATCGAGTGGGCCGAAGCCGAATACAAGGCCGGCCGCACCCCTGAACCCTACGTCTCGGATCTGCTGCACCTGGTCGACGGTGAGTGGCAGCTGTTTGAGCGCATCCCAGCGCGCTATCACAAGTTGCTGGGGATCATCTCCATCGATCTAGAGGAGTGGGCGCAAGCCATTACCCACTTCGAACGGGCGATCGAGCTGTACTCCGAAATCGGCGTGAACACTCGGCTGGAAACCGCTCGCAAAGCCTTGAAGAAGGCAGAGCTGGCCGCTTTAGAAGAAAACCAAACCGAATAACCGACTACCCCCCCCCGGCGAGAAACTGTGGATGTGAGCCAAGCCACTTGTGGCCTTGACCCACTGAAACAGTTTCCTCGCCCCTATTTGAGTGGCCAGCAATGAGCATTTCAGGCAACCCCACCAGGTTTGCGGAACTCGCGATCGGTAACGACGGCTTTTGGCCTGACCTTTCCGTCGCTGATTTCCAGAAGGCGTATCGCCTCCCTGGTGAATATCTGGGCGAAATGCTGGCCGCTGACGTCCGCATGGCCATGGGTGAAGTGAACGACGACCTGGCTGCATGCAAAGACCGATGCCAGGCCGCCGGCGCTGTCACTCTGGCAGACGTGCCCGCCAAGTTCCTGCGCAAGTGCACCGATCCGGCCGCGACCTACGCCCGGGCTGTGTACTGCCGCGCCAAAGCCAGCCTGCTCAGCCAGTTCGCCACCGTCACCCGTCGCGAAAGCGCAGAAAACACCGGTAAAGAATCGCCGGAGCGCGCTGAAACCTTCCTGGCATACAGCCAACAGGCCGTGCGATCGCTGCAGGGTCGCGGGCGCATTACGGCGGCATTGCTGTGATCAAGCTCCAAGCATTGACCGACTACCTGCGCGGCCGCGATCTGGTACCACCTGAGCAGCTTGATAGCTGGGCGGAGACTTCCAGCGTCGAATTGATCTGGAAGGACAGCGTCGACGGCCTGTACATGGGCGATTTCAATTACTCGGCCGTGATCAGCTTCGAGCGTTTCACCGACCATCCTGCGCGCCTCGTTGCCCTGGTCGGCAGTTGGCTGGAAACCCACGACCAAGACCGCGACGGCTTGCCCCAGGTGAAGTTGGATATCGAAATGCTGGACAACGACATGGCGGATGTCGATATCGCCATTGCATTCAGCGAGCCGCAGTACCTGACCGAAGATCCGGACGGCGAAATCGTGGCGTTCGGCAAGACCTACACCTTCAAGCCCTTTGAACTGTGGATCGCGGAGAAAGGCGGGGTGGTCAGTGGCCAGAGCTGATTCCCTCAATGTCGACCTGCAGGGCATGGCCGACGTCGAAGCCCAGCTGGCGATGGCCAGCCTGCCGCAGAAGCTGAAATTGCGCCTGCTCAATCGTGTCAGTCAACGGATCCGCACCCAGTGGCGCAAGCGTGTGCGCGAACAGCACGACCTGAACAGTGAAGCGTTCACCCCACGCAAGAAAAAGCGTAAGGGCCAGAAGGCAAAGATGCTGGGCGGTTTGGCTGCCGGCATTTCCGTCACCAGGCTGAACGAAAAGGGCGCGGAACTCGGCTGGGGCAGCTCCAAGGCCGCGATGATCGCCAATGTGCATAACAGTGGTATCAGCCAGCGCCGTACTGCAGCGCAGATGCGCGATCAGACCCGCAACAAACCTACGCAAGCCACCAAAGAGCAGGCCAAGCGCCTGCGCCGCCTGGGGTTCAAGGTCCGGCTCCCGAGTACCAGCAAGCGCAAGAAAGTGCGCTGGATGAAGCCCGGGGTGGCATGGATCACCGACAACCTGAAATACGACCAGGCAGGCCTGCTGATCAAGATTCTTTCCGATGAACCTGCTGGTCCGTCGTCCTGGGAAATCAACCTCCCAAAACGGGAGTTCTTCGGTGTCGCTAGCGACCAAGAAGTCATGGAGCTGATCAGTTATCTGCTTCCACAAATCCTAAATTCACCCCGCTAAGCGAGGCACTGCATGGCACTCGGTAAAGTCAACGTCAACAATCTCAATCTCAGCCAGGGCGCTGTGACTGAGGTTGAAAAATACTTCCTGTTCATCGGCACCGGCGCCAAAAACCAAGGCCAGGTGCTCGCCCTTAACACCGACAGCGACCTGGAAGTGATGCTGGGCATCCCGGCCAGCGACCTGAAAACCCAGATCACCGCCGCTCGCCTCAACGGTGGCGAGAACTGGGCGTGCTTGGCCGTGCCACTTGCGGCTGATGCCACCTGGCAAACGGCACTGACCAAAGCGCTGCAGCAGAACTATTCCTTCGAAGCGATCGTGATCTGCACGGCGGTGGACAGCGGCGCCGAGCTGTCCGCTATGCATGATGCCGCGCTGAGTCTCACCAACAGCATGGGCCGTCGCGCCTTCGTCATTGCGGCATCTGAAGGCATCGCACCGGACATGACCTGGTCGGAATATCTGGCCGAGCAGAAGGCGATCACCGACGACCTGTTAGCGCCGCGTGTCCTGTGCGTGCCGCAGCTGCACGGCAATGACCTGGGCGTACTGGCGGGTCGCCTGGCGGACTCGGCCGTAAGCATTGCCGACAGCCCGATGCGCGTGGCCACCGGTGCGTTGCTGGGCCTGGGCCCTGTTCCGAGAGACAAAGACGGCGTGCCCCTGGATAGCGCTGTGCGCTCCGAGCTGGACAAGTCGCGGTTCTCGGTCAGCCAGACCTATACCGACTATCCGGGCGTGTACTGGGGGGACGGCAACATGCTCGACGCCCCAGGCAGCGACTTCCAGGTGATCGAATACCTGCGCATCGTCGACAAGGCCGCTCGCCAAGTGCGCCCGCTGCTGATCCGCCGTGTCGCTGACCGCCGCCTGAACAGCAGCGCAAACAGCATGGCCACCAACAAAACCTTTTTCATGACGCCCCTGCGAAGGATGGCCAAGTCCACGACCGTCGCTGGCCAGGTGTTCCCGGGTGAGATCGAGGCGCCGCTCGACAACGCCATTGTCCTGAGCTGGAAAAGTAAAACCGAGATCGAGGTTTACATCAGCGTTCGTCCCCTCAACTGCCCGAAAGCCCTGACCGCGAATATCGCGCTGGACCTTTCGACCCCTGCAACGGAGTAACCCCGCATGGCTGCAAAGATTGGCGGTAAGAACTTCGACATCACCCTGGGCGACCTGACTGTCCACGTCGAAGCTTGCACCTTGGATATCACTGACAACACCGCGCCGGCGCAAACCCGGGGCGTACCAAACGGCCACGTCGACGGTGACGTTGCCGCTGCAGGAGAAATGGAGTTCGACACCACGAACTTCAACCTGCTGATCGAAGCGGCGAAAACTGCGGGCAGCTTCCGTGCGATGGAGCCGTTCGACTCGGTGTTTTTTGCCAAGGCTGGCGAAGAAGAGTTCCGCATTGAGGCCTTCGGCTGCAAGTTGCGTCTCTCCAACATCCTGACCATCGACCCCAAGGGCGGCACCAAGAGCACCCACAAAGTGCCGTACGACGTCACCAGCCCGGACTTCATCAAGATTAACGGCGTGCCGTACCTGGACGCTGCCGAAATTGAGGGCCTGACCTGATGGTATGCCCGTTCGATCGCGCCCAGGCACTGGAGCAACGGCAGCGTGACCAGGCTATCGCGGCACAGCTGGCCTGTGCGCGCCCGTCCGGGCCAAGCCGCACGCACTGCCTGGACTGCGGTAACCCGATTCCTGAACTGCGCCGAGCGCTGGGCGGCATCCTCCGGGATGTGCCTTGCCAGACGGCTTTTGAGCAAGGAAAACGCTGATGGATACCACTGTGCAGCCGCAGATGACGGACGTCAGCGGCGACGTCACCCGCCAAGGCCGGATCGAGCGTGAAGTGATGTTGATCGCGTACCGCGTGAGCGAGCTGGAACGACATCACGGCACCGTTCCGACCCGTGTGACCAAGCTCGAGCAGCAGTTTGAGCACATGTCGGGGCAGCTGTCGCAGCTCAACGAGGGCCAGCAGAAGCTGACCGTCGTTGTGTCCGATATCGGCAAGAAGATCACCTGGGCGTTGGCGATCGCCAGCACTCTGTGGGCCATCCTGCAGATGGTCGGCCCGACCCTGTTACGGGTGTTCTTGTCATGAATTTGCGCCAGAAGATCGCCACCGGTGCAATCACGCTGTGCAGTTCGTCGTTGGTGCTGTTTTTAGGTACCTGGGAAGGCAACGGCCAGAACACCGTCTATCCCGACGGTTTGGCTCGAGGTCTGCCTACCGTCTGCAAGGGCATTACCAAGCACACCAGCCCGTACCCCGTGATCGTTGGCGACTACTGGTCCGACGCACGCTGTGCCGAAGTGGAACAACTGGTGATCGAGAAAGGCCAGTTGGCCCTGGCTGACTGCCTGACTAATCAGGCGATCGGGCAAAACACCTTCGACGCGCTGACCAGCCATGGCCACAACTTCGGCATGCCGTCGACGTGCGCCAGTCGGGCCGTGGGCCTGATCAACGCTGGCCGTATTGCTGATGGGTGCCGCGCACTTGCCAAAGCTCCGGACGGCACACCGGTCTGGTCCTACGTCACCGACGCCCAGGGCAAGAAGAAATTCGTGCCCGGTCTGTTCGCCAGGCGGCTGAAAGAAGCGGAGCTGTGCGCCAAATGACTATTTCACTGCCGCGCCTTGCCCTGTTTCTGCTGCTGATCAGCCTGGGGGCCTACGCCTTGTTCGATTACGTCGCGGACCAACGCGACGACGCACGGGGCGAGCGTGATGCCGCTGTGCTCGATCTGGGCACTGTCACCACCGAGCGTGACGGCTTGCTCGAGGCGGCGCGGAAATCCAGCGAGATGCTGGCCGCCCGTGACGCAAACGACTTGAAACACACCCTGGAACTGAACAATGCGCTCGATCAAAACAAAGCTCTGCAGCGTGATGTTGCTGCTCGCGATAAGCGGCTGCTCATCAAAGCCAGTTGCCCCACCGCCTCCGCAGTACCTGGTGCCACCAGCACCGGCAGCGTGGTTGATGCTGGATCCGCCGAACTCTCAGCAGACGCTCGATCGGATTATTTCACCCTCCGAAACCAGCTCGCCTTAACCCGGCAGATGGTGCTCGGCCTGCAGGACTACATCCGCA